ACCTCTGTACCATCGTTGATTTCCTTGACCAGTGATGTAATGTTTATCTTATCCCCTGATATATTGGCGTTATCAGCCACCATGCTATCCACGATAATTGGCCGCTGTATACCGGATGCGGTGATGCCGGTTGCATCAAACATCAGCTTCCCGGCGGCATCCCAGACATACATGTTGTAGTCTCCGGATGCGTCCTTGCCGATTTGCACTCTTGGTCTTGTTGCATCCTTTATCTGGAGGGTCTCGCCGTATATGTCCAACCGTCCAGATTGAGACTTAAAGTGTATGCTGCTGGCATCAATCGTTCCGGCTGTGACTTTATCAGCTGCTACGCTGTCAATCATGGCCGACTTTATCAGCGCATTGGATATCGTTGTGTTGTCAGCGTTTAAGACTATGGTCTGCGTACTGCCTGCTGTTACACTGCCTGCGAGCAGGGTGTTGACACGCTCCAAATCAACATCCAGTACATGCACCTCAGCTTTAGTGGCATATAGGTCTTGCACGTACTCTTTAGATACGTAGGATGTCTCTATGATTGCTACCTGTGCAGTAAGCTCTGTGACGTCCAGATTTTCGATTTCAGCATCAAGCGCGGTGAGCTTTTTGTTGACCTCAAGGTAGTTGGTGTTTATGGTCTCAAACTCGCCCTCAAAGGCCGTAATCTTATCGGTGATGACTTGCTTTGTGCTTACGAGGTCTGAGTAAGTCCTATCCACTTTTGTTTGTAGAGGGCCTTTATAGCCTGTATCCTGCTCCTGCTCGGTCTTGCCTTTTGACTCTACGGTCCCGTAAAATCCACCGTCACAATTAAACTCATAGTCCATGAGAGGGATAACATAAGCATTGCCGGCGTTATCCATTACACGCACGAGGTCACCTGTCTCAACATCAGGTCGAGCCATACGCCAGTTTAGTTTAGCAGCTCTGTACGTAAAGCCCTTAATCCGGTTGTATAAGGCAGTGATGCGCTCCTGGGTCATTCCTGGACAGCTAAAATAGATGCCTACCCCCGTCCCCGCAGACACAGAATGCTCCTCGTCGATCGTACAATCCAGCCGATTGATAAAGGTATCTTCCTCGTCCATTTCCAACGGATCCGCAAATCGGCTTGGGGATATTGTAAGACCTGCGTCGGTATACCATACCAGCCTGAGCTTACCGTCTTTATCCATGATAGCATTTTTTCCACAGTACGCAGCAAGCACACTTACAACCTCAAGGATAGTAAGCCCCTGCAGGCTATCGACTTTGTAGGTAACATCATCCGCCCCGCCTGCATACTCAATACCTATTTTTTTGCATTGCTCCTGTAGGATGACCGCAATTTTTTGATTGCCGGATAGTGCGGTAAAAAACCCTTTATAGCAAAGGGCGAAGTTATCATATGCGGTAAGCTTTATAAACTCGCCGGAACGTACCGGCTTTTCGAGGTTATAAACGCCTTTTTTTATCCACTCCACCGTACCATCGTCCAGCTCCAAGCCAATGTACGGTATCGCTTGACGTCCTTTAAGGATAGTGTTTTTAGGCACGTCTGTTAGGATAAACTCAATATAAGAGGACACAGCATCCCCAAATGTTATTTGCTCAGATGAATTTGTACCTCCTTTAAGCTTAAAGCTCTTTATGCCAGTATACTCAGTGCCTGCAATGTCAATTTTCAGCTGGAAGTGGCGGCCAGATTTACTAACCGCCGTTTTATATTTATCGGATGTGGCTATCATCATACCACCTCCCTGCGCTAATCTTCGATTTTAAGCATAAACTCGATTGATTCAAGCTCATTTGCTGTCAGTTCCACACGGTCTAATTCATCGAGGGTAAGCCGCCTTACGTCGATTTCTTCCTCTAACTCCAAGAGTTCTTTGTATTCCTCAAAATACTTCTTGCGAGCTGTTAAGTCATCCTCCGGTATAGAGTAATTGCCGTTTTTCTCGGCGCCATATTTTTTGATTAAATCCGTGCGCTGCTCCTCCAAAAAGACTGACTGCTTTTTTACTGACTCCAGCGTCTTTTTGATATGGTAGGACTGTTTTACGGGTAAAGTGGTGTTGAGCATCTTGCCAAGCGCAGGCTGTGCATCTACAATCTGTTTGTTTTTAAGCTGCATCCTTGTTACCTCCTGCCAGTTCTGCGATAATCGCATCCTGCTCTACATAGATTTCATCCTCTGCTGCAGCCTCCGCGGCTCTAACTTCTGCGCGATTTGCCTTGTAGAGAGTCTGATTGCTGATGTAATGTGTCAGATTTGCGTTTTCTGGATTGCTGGTATTGATTACAGCCTTTACCTGTTCGACTTGTACGTTGTCTACCTCGATATTTTTTGTTATCTCAATATTTTTATTTGATTTTGTAATTACTGCCATAATATCCTCCTTATTGCTGTATTATTTTTACAGTCGCTTTTTTGTACCAATAGATGCCATCACCTAAGAGTCCTATGTGCTCCTCGTTGATTGTACCCCGGTATGACGTGATGGAGAGGCTTGCTCCTCCACCACCGTTAAAAACAAAAGGGAAGAATCCTGCAATCAGATTTTTCTTAATCAAACTCATTTCTGACTCCCGGAGCACTCCCCACTCAATCGTTACCGTTTTTTTCTCGGCCACGACGTCACCAGCCATAGCGCCGCTTGACGTACGTCCGGTGTTACTCGACCATATGATCTCGTTGTCAATTTTTATTACGGTAGGCGCAGGTAGCGCCACACCGTTTGCCGTGAGTATTGCCATACCCGCACCTCCTACATATCTATAGGACACTTACCATTTTTGCGAGTATCCTTGTTTACATTATCAACGACTTTTTTCGTTACTTTTTGATCGTCAATATAAACATCAGTATCTTTATTCCTGATTTCTTCCTTAACCTCATCAAATTTCTGCTTCAAACCTCTCACTTCTTCAATGAGGTCCTTCATGGTTGTTTTATCTGTATCACTTTGAGACTCCTTCCATTCATGCTGCACATTCAAGCTACGCTCGCCTGCAAACGCGATCGTCGGCTCCTGTAGTGCTGCCTGCATAGCTCCTGACATGGATTGAGATAAACTCTTGACCTGCCCTATAAATCTTGGTGTGCTTGCTGCCAGAGTCTTACCGAGCCCCTCCATCATATGTGGCATCCATTGCTCATACTCTCGCAGAGGGCCAGTATCTGGCCGTGTAAAGTGTAGCCATGATGCAACGATGTTAGCAGCTTTTTTTACCTCGTTGGTTACTTTATAGGCATAATCTTGGATACCGTTTGCAAACCCTGATATCATGTGCCCGCCCCAAGTGTAGGAGCTGCTCCCAAGACCGCTAAGCCATGACGTGGCTTTATTTACGCAACTCTGCACGGTAGACTTAACATTAACTGATCCAGAGCCATTCTTAAAGTTATTCATCATCCCCTTGGCCTTGTTGTACATGTCACTGTACATCGTACCGCTAATCCACTTGCTTGTTGCACTCAGATTACTTGTTACAGATGACTTCATGCTTTTGCTGCTTGAATCTACAGTATTTTTCGAATCCTTAAAAGTACGTGAGATATCATTTTTAATCGATCCGCACTTGTCAGACACAAAGGTGACCAGAGGTCCCCACGCATTCTTGGTATCATTGCTCATGCCACGGTTTGCACCGATTAGAGAGTCGCGCGCATTGTTGAAATTCTGCTCAATCGCTTTCCCAGCTTTCTCTGAGTTGACACTTACAGTATCTCTCACAGAATCGATGGAATCAGCCACAACACCCTTTATGCTTCCCCAAGCGCTTTTTGTGTCCTTGTCAGAGCCATTCCAAACACTCGATATTTTATCTCCAATTTTACCGAATAAGTTACCGGCGCTATCCTTTAGATTAGACCACGTATCTCCTAAGGACTTCGTGATCCCGTCCCACGCCTTGCCTGCTTTCTTTTTTATATCTGTCCAGACGTTGCCTATAGCCTTGACTAGCCCGGAAAACAGTTTAGGTATTGCAGTCACAAGCCCCTTTAAAGTCTTTGCGATACCATTTTTTAATCCCTCAATGAGGTAGCCACCTATCTCAGCAAAAACCGTACTCGGCGAATGAATACCAAAAAGCTCTTTTATGCCGTTTATGATAGGTTCGGCAATAACTCGATAAAGGAAATCTATTGGATTGGAAAAGAAATCCCTCACACCGTTGCAAAATCCATCCCACAGCCACTCACCAAGGTCCGCAGCTAGGCTCAGGATACCAGACCCTATGCCGTGCACAGCTGCGATTATTGTTTGGAGTAGAGAGCCTGCAACGCCCCACCAATCAATGTTTTTGATAAAGGTTGCAATGTCGGTACCGATTTGCCCCCAGTCTACGCCCCTTATCGCTGTAAGCAATGTATCAAGGATACCCAGCGCTGCATCGCTCAGAGTCATGCCAAAGTCAGCCCAATTTATGTTATTAAAAAAGGCGTTTATACTCTTGGCAATCGTATCTCCCAGTTTGTACCAGTCAATGTTTTTAACAAAGGTATGCACAGAGCTTATTGCTCCACTTAGACCTTTGCCGAGAGCTGCTTGAAATTTAGGGAAATCTACACTATACACAATCCCCATAACTCCGTCAGCCAGAGCCTTACCGATAGCAGGCCAGTCGGCAGTAGTTACAAATCCATAGAGAGCATCGATGTGAGCCTGTAAAAACGCGCCCATTGTATGCCCTAGCTTATCCCAGTCAACGCTGTATACAAGACCGTTAAGCCCCTGAGCTAATGCTTTACCTATCCGCTCCCAGTTAATGCCAGTAAACAACAAATACAACGTATTTACGATAGTGTTGATTCCGGCGCCAAACATTCGCCCGATATTTTCCCAGTTGATTGTGTCTATCAAGCTGTTAAAGAGCTCACAAAACCCGTCGCAAAACTCTGTGATGGATTTGCCTAAGTTATCCCACGATATCCATTTTGTAAATGACGCTACAGCCTTATTGACCTGCTGACCTATGAGCTTACCGATGCCAGCATAGTCACCCTTAGCCCATAAGTCTTTAAGTTGCTTGACCCATTTTTTAATAGGTCCGTCATCGACATCAGTCGGTGTGTAGACCGGCAT